ATGTAGATGGTGAGATTAAGGCAGGAACTGGTTGTGTTCCAGATACGGATTTGGGTGCTTACTTAGGATCTAGTACTGAAAGATGGACTGCTGCTTGGATTGATAATATCGGTATTGGAACAGGAGCTGGTGCATTAATTGCCTCTCACGTAGGTGATCTTTCTATCAGTTGCAATGAATCTACTGGAATTGTATCAGTATCTACAGATATTAATGTTTCTGGTGTTGTCACTGCAACAGCATTCTATGGTGATGGATCAAATCTAACTGGTATTGTTGCTGGTGGTGGAAGTGGAACTGGATACTTTGATAACAACCAGACTAATGCTGGTATACATACAACAGCAGCTCATGTTGGTCTCGGAACTACCAATCCAAGAACACCTCTACAAGTTGAAGAAGTCTATGGTGTTTATACCGACTATGGATCATTCACAGCAGTTGCAGGTGTTACAACTATAGGTGATGCTTCTTGGGTGATTGCAACGGATGACTTTAAAACTGCAGAATATACACTGTACTTCAAATATAATGATAACATCCAATCACAGAAAGTTCTATTGATGAACGATGGGACAACTGCATATTCTCAAGAGTATGCGATTATGTATAATAATGACCTTCTAGTTTCGGTAGGTGCTACTGTTAATTCTGGAACTTGTGAATTACAATGGACTCCAGAACCAGGAGTAAGTGGTATAGTCACATATAGAGTAGTAAGGGAGACAATGCTCTGATGCATACAGAAGTACATTCCGAGTCTGGCAGAGTCATTGTCATCAGTGACATAGCAGATAATGAATCTCAATCGTTTACAGTTGCAATTAGAGATCCCGCCGATTGGCAGGAAATGCATGACTATATTATAAATGAAAATGATCTTGATGGGATACCAAATAGAAGAATAGATTGTACTGCTGAAATGCCCTTCTCAACAAAAAGGGCAGTGTATCAGATTTCTGTGGAAGAAGCAGAAGTTTTAAGACAACATCCTAAAGTTGAATGGGTTGAAGAGTCTTCTACTTATAATCCAACTTGTCTTGAGCAAAGAAAGTATGATGAGAAATTTGATCGTCATGCTGATAAATTTAGATTTAAAGATACTAGCATTAGACATCTAAGAGCTGCTGGTACTCCAGGTTCGGATCTAGATTTTACTCAATGGGGTTTACATCGTCATGGATATAAAAATGATCCTTTTGGATCAGAAACAAATGCAACAGCAGATATTAAGTACCAATTTACTGGTAAGAATGTTGACGTTGTAATTATGGATACTGGAATTCGTTGGGATCACCCAGAATTCTTAAAACCTGGAGTTACAACTTTTGTTGATAAGAATAGTACAAGAGTTAGAGATATTCTAATCCATGGAGCATCTGAATATGGAATTGATTGGGAAGCAGAAGGATTGATTCCTGCAGGACAATCCACATATTCAAACTATACTGTAGCAAATGTTTTAGAATCAAGTACGTTTGGAAATCCTGGATCTTGGCACGGATCTCATGTTGGAGGAACTGCTGCTGGTAATCAATTTGGTGCAGCATTTGAAGCAAATATTTGGTCTATTGCTTGCGTAGATCGTTCTGATGTTGGTTGGGCAGAACCATCTGATGGATTTGATTATATTAAAGTATGGCATAAAAATAAACCCATCAATCCAGAAACTGGAAAAAGAAATCCAACTATTGTAAATTGTAGTTGGGGACACAGGCAATTTATAAGAACTGATCTTTCTTCTGAAGCAACATTTAGAGGAGTATCATATGGTGATGGTGGTGATTTTTACCGCAATGAAGCATATGACGCCATTTATTACCTAGACTATACGACTTCCGTATATAAAGGATTTACCACTAGAAGAGTAAGTGGTCAAACCATAATGAATGAACTTCTAGATGATCCAGATTGTCAGGGTGTAGTTTTTATATGTTCTGCTGGTAATTCTGACCACAAACAAGATACTATTGGTGGCATTGATTATAACAATCGATTTACTTCAGGATCACTTTATTATAGTACAGCTGGTTATGATAGTTATTTTCATAGAGGAGGAACTCCAGCAGTTGGTCATGAAGGAGCAGCAGATGCAGTAATTAGTGTTGCTGCTTTATCAGAATATTATAGTAACAGTCAAGAAACATTAGATAGTTATACAAATAGAGGACCAAGAACTGATATATCTGCTGCTGGTGGTGAGATTTTGTCTCCATGGGACGCAGGATATGATGATCCAAGAGATACGTCATTCCATAATAATTACTTACAAGGAACAAGTATGGCAGCACCAAATGTAACTGGTGTTCTTGCTTTATATTTACAATCAAGACCAGATGCAACAAGAGTTGATGCTAGAAATTGGTTATTTGACCATGGATCTATAGTAGCACCACTAAGAGATTCTGAACCAGACTTTACGGATTCTAGTTATTGGGGAAGTAGTACTGCACTGAGAAATACAATTCCAAGAGTTCTTTTCAATCCATTTGCAAATAATGAGAGAGTTTCAATTGTTCCTGGAGTTGAGCAAATTATCAAAGAAAATCTAGTTATGGAACTGGATGGTGAAAAAGAAGAAATTGTAGATAATATATGGAGAGATACAAGTCGTAATGGTTCTAATAATCTCGCAACATTAGATCCTGGTGTTGATTACTTTGGTGATCGTTACTCTTATCAATTTAATGGTAATGCTAAGGCAAGTATAGCCAATAATAGTGACTTCCAATCTATTGGAGAATTTACTATTGAACTTTGGTATAATCAACATACACACTCACTATCAAATGTATATCCAACAGTAATTTTTGGATCATGGAATGCTCTTGAAGTTGATGATAATGAGTTTGCAATTTACCAACAACCAGATGGCACATTGACATATGAACTTGCAGGTGGTTCTGCAAATTCTGGCATCACATCTACACATCAAACAACACCACAACTGAATACTTGGAATCATGTTGTTCTAACAAGAACTAGTAATAAAATTGATTTTTATCTGAATAAAGAAAAAACAACATATCAAGGAATTTATTCTCCAAATATTACTTGCACTCTTGAAGCAAGAGTCGGAACAGACAACAGCACTGGAGATTTTATTAATAGAGTTACTGGTATTAGTGCTGGATCTGGGTATGAAACAGTACCAACAGTTAATGTTGTGAACCCTGGTGGTGCAACAGGTGCTACCTTTGTTGCATCATTAAGCACTCAAGGAACTTTTAAAAGATTTGAAGTTACTAGTGGTGGATCTGGATACACATATCCACCTGTTGTAACACTTGGTGGTGGTATGGCAGATGTTGGTGCTACCGCAGCAATTACTGCTGGTGTTGTTACGTCAATTTCCCTTGATGGTATTGTTTATGATACTACTAATTCCGATGATATCTTTCAGTTTGGTAGTGGAACTAGTATTGCAAGTAATGGATCTGGTAATGGAGAGCAGGGTGGATTTGACATTGGTGAAACACACTTAAGATTTGGTGATTCTGATGGTGGTATCCGTGCAGTTGTTGTAAATCCAGTCGATGCCACAGATTTTGATACTATTAGAATCTATGCTATTCGTGGTGATGACTTTAATGGTGGTGAACTTCCTGAGGGAGATTCTGGTGACGAAAGTCTAAGACTTTCTTATAATATTGGTGCTGGAGTTACTGATTCTTGGACAGATGCTGGTATCATTATTTGGCATGAAGGTCTTGATGGTACTTATGGAAATCCTGGTGGTGATTTGAGAAACTGGGACATTAGTATTCCTGGTATTGCAAGAACAGATAATGTCTACTTTAGATTGTATATGCCAAATAATAGTGGAACAATTTATGATAACTATGGTATTTTAAGTGTCTCATTTATTGATGAAGGCACGGAATATACTGATAGTACAGTTACATTAACACCCAATGCACTGGAGTCTAATCCATCGGGCATCACAACAGCAACAGCAAATGTTTGGATCAATAAAAATATAACCGATATTGAACTAACTGATGGTGGTTCTGGATATGGTGGAACATATGCATTATCAATGTCAGGTGGAAATCCAACTTCACCAGGATCTGGTCAAGCAGTTGCAGATGGAAATTTATACTATGATGGTTATGTTGGTATGGTGAGATACTATAAAGGTAGACCATTCATTCAAGATGAAGTCAATCAACATTATGAAGAGCAAATTGCAAGATTTGATCCAAGTAAGAAACCATCAATATCTTTTGGAAACTCAGATCCTAGTACCGATGCATCACTTGCTGATATAACTACAACTGGACTTGTAATGCACATTGATGGTCCAACTAAATTTGATACTGATTTAAGTGGTAATGGCAATGTACCAACTTATTATAGTGATAATCCATATAATGGACTATCATATCTTAATTTTCAAGGAACTACCAATACTTCTGGTGGTGGATTACTTAGTGGTGTGAACATATCTGGAGGTTCCTTTGCAATGGAAGCATGGATTTATCTTCTAGGAAATCCTAATTCTGGCACAAATGGACAGATTGTATCTCAAGATGATGGTGGTAATGATGGGCAGGGATGGCAATGGAGAATAAGTGATGCTCCAGATTATCAACAAGATTTTGTATATTTTACTTCTTCATCAAGAGGTTCTGCAGTTGATCTCTCAGCAGCACCAACTCCAATTCCTTTAAATAAATGGAGTCACGTTGCAGTTACATATGATGGAACTGATATTAGAATGTACTTGAATGGTGTTCAAGATTTTATCCACACACCAGCATCTTCACTTTATGCAAGCAGTACTCAGATAGGAATTGGAAGATATGGTGGCACCGCTTTTGCTAGCAGTTATAGATTAAATGCTAGATATGGTGCTGTCCGTCTTTACAATCAGTTCTTAACTGGTGATCAAATCAAATCACACTATGATTTACAAAAGTATCGTTTCATCCCTCAATCTCTCACTTTATCATACGAATAAATAACTAAAAAAGACTTATGGCCAATAAGGATTTTGGTGTAAAGAAGATAGAACTTATTGGTTCATCTGGCACCCCAAATTTAACTAGTCCAACTAACCTAAACTTAAACGCAAATACTGTTGCGATTAGTACGGATGTCACGATCGGAGGTAAAGTTCAATCAGATGTCATTGTTGGTAGTGGATATTCAGTAGGTATTGGTAGTACACAACCACAGCAAGCACTTGATGTTAGTGGAACAATTCGTGCTACTGCTTTTGTAACTCCTGATGGTCCCATTGGTGCTGGTGGAGGTGGTGGTGGTGTAACTGGTGTAACAATCAGAGAAGAAGGATCTGTCGTCGGTGTTGCAAATAGTATTACTGATATTGATTTTGTCAGTAGTAATTTAACAGCAACTGCATCTGGTGCTGATGCCACAATCACATTATCAGATACACCATCATTCACTTCAGCAGTAGTAGGATCTGCAGTTAATATTAATTCTACTGGTGTCAATGTTGTTGGTACTGTAACTGCAACATCATTTTCTGGTGATGGTTCACAACTTACCAACATTGGTGCAGGAACAACTAGTGAATGGACTTTGGGTGCAAATGGTAGTAGTGATTATACATTCACTGGTCCTGGTCTAACTGGTGCAGAGAATGATCCCACACTCTACTTAGTAAGAGGTCAGTCATATAGATTTACTAATAACATGGGTGCTCACCCATTCAGAATTCAGAGCACTGTAAACGGATCTACTGGAAGTCAATATAATGATGGTATCACAAATAATGATGTAAGCAACGGAACTCTAGTATGGGATGTTCAGTTTGATACTCCTGACACTCTATATTATCAGTGTACTGCTCATGGTGGTATGGGTGGTCCAATCTTTATTGTTGGAGAATCACCCAATAAAGAACTTACACAACTTACAGTCACTGGTGTTGCTACAATTACCAATGGTAGAATTCAATCGGGTGGAGCATCCAACCTAAGATTTGGTAACATTGCTGCTGGATCTGGTAGTGGTAGAAATATTGCAATTGGTGATCAGGTTCTAGGTTCACTCTCTAGTGGTAACGGTAGAAATATTGGTCTTGGTGAACTTTCACTTAATAATGTAAATTCTGGTGGATATAACATTGGTCTTGGTATCAAAGCAGGACAATTAATCACAAATGGTCAATATAATGTTGTTATTGGGGGATATGATGGTAACTCTGGTAATCTAGACATCAGAACTCTATCTAATCGAGTTATTATTGCTGACGGTGAAGGAAATATTAGACAATATATCAACAACTCTGGAAGAACTGGTATCAATACAACAGTTCTCACAGACATGCTAACTGTTGGTGGTAGTGTTACTGCCACATCTTACTCTGGTGCTGCTTCTGGACTTACAGGATTGCCTGCTGGGCAACTCACAGGAGCACTACCTGCACTCGATGGTTCTGCACTTACTGGTGTATCTGCTGTTGGATCTGGTATTGAAGTCAAGGATAGTGGTTCAGCAGTTGGTGCTGCTGCAACCATTGATTTCTCTACTGGTTTAGATGTATCTCCAGTATCTGCTGGTGTTGTCACAATCACAGCATCTATTCCTGGTATCAGCACAACAGGAACTTCTGGTTTTAGTGATATTACTAGTACTGGTATTGATGTAACTGGACATACTGAGACTGATAGTTTAAGAGTTTCTGGTGTTTCTACATTCGATGATGTAAAAGCAACAAGGGTGTCTACTGGTGACGGTTTCAGTTCTGGATTGAAGGTTGGTGTAGGTGATGATCTTTCAATATATGAAACTAGTAGTGATGTTGGGATGAGCTATGGTGGTACTGGACTACTATTTGTGCGTACTGGTGGAAACTATCAAATTGATAAAAATGGTTCAAAGAGAATTTATGCATACTCTTCTGGTGAAGTAGACCTTTATTATAACAATTTCTTAAGACTTCAAACAACAACTAACGGAATTACTGTTTATGGTAATGTAACACTTTCTGGTTCTGGTTCAGAGTTTGTTGGTTCTGGTGCTGGTCTCACAAGTATTCCTTCAGGTGAACTTACTGGTTCATTACCTGCTATTGATGGATCTGCACTACTCAACGTTAATGCAACTGGTGATGGTGTTGTTGTTGAAAACAGTGGGTCAAACGTTGGTTCAGCAAAGACTATCAACTTTGATACTGGTCTAGATGTTAGTTACGGTTCTGGTATTGCTACTGTTACTGCATCTGGTGGTTCACTACAAAACAGAACAATAGTTTCTGCATCAACAACATCTATTGCAGACAATGCTGTAGGTCTTGTAACAGTTACTGGATTTAAGTCTTATGCACTGATGAAAATTGGTCTATCTACAGCAGGTTGGATTAGAATATATACTGATAGTGAATCTAGAACTGCTGATTCTAGTAGAAGTGTTGGGGAAGATCCAGCAGCAGGAAGTGGAGTTATTGCTGAAGTTGTAACGACAGGAATCTCTACTGAACAAAAAATCTCTCCATTCACAATGGGTGGAAACATGAATGATCCAGTTGATGCCACGATTTATATGGCAGTCACAAATCTATCTGGAAGCACACAATCAATCAATGCAAATCTAACCATTCTTCAACTAGAGGCATAATAAATGGCAATTACTACAAATACAGTTTCTATTGCAGGAACTTGGACAAAAGTAAATCACTTAGAACAACTTGGTGAAGCTCTTGAGTGGTTAGGTTGGCACAGTATTGCTGGTTCTGGATCTTCAGAAACGGGTAAAGTTTGTGGACTTCAAACATTTTATGGTGGTGGATCATTACCTAATGCAGATCCCAAACAACCAGAATATCAAGATGTATTTCCTATAGCAACAACTGGTATTGGAACTGGAGCATCATTCTTGGTGCAAAGATGTCCACTCGACAACGACAACGGTTCAGGTGTCAGAGTTGTTGATGCGATTATGGCTAATCGTCCTGGATACGGATACACTGGTGGAGAAGTTGTAACACTTTCTGCTGAAGATATTGGTGGTTCTTCAAATGGTGCAACAAATATTACAATTCCAGTTGTTATTGAATCTGATATAACTGGTGGTAATTCTTATATTTGTACATTTACAGGATCCAGCCCTATGACCATGGAAGCATATGGTAGAAATGGATTTGTTTCTGGATCATGCACTAACACCTATGTTGAAATTCAAGAAGGTGACACTATAACCTTTGATAATAACACTGGTGCATGGAATATGGCACTTTGTTGGAGAAATCATCCAATCCAAAATAATTTATTTCATGAATATAGCAACGAAAACAGAGTTTTTAATGCCAATGTATTCAATAACGGAGGAACGGGAACATTTACTCCAATCTCTGGTCAAGCAGGAAAGTATTTCTTACGTGAAGATAGCACAGATATTAGAGATATTGTCAATAATGATGTAGGTAATATAATTGTAACTGCAGCAACTTCTGGTATTTCTACAGTTGGTTTTGGTACAACAAACAGTTGGTATCATGTTGACTATTCAAATACATCATACCCATGGGCAGTTTGGAGACAAAGTTTTGACGAGAATAAAAAGTTTGGTGCAACCTATAGATTATTTGGAATTAATAATAACTTCCTTGGCATTACTCAATGGGTTGGTAGTGGATGGCAACCTTCAACAAGATCGCAATATGTTTATTTCAGTGGTGGTCATGGATATGGTATGAGATTTGCTGGTGCAAATGGATTAGATAATGGTTACGGAGGTCATATGTATGAGACATATGCTACATTTGAAAGTGGACTTACTGGAAATAATCTTACTGCCCATACAAATGCAGGTTTATCCCATGGTGGAACTGCAAACAAAGCCCTTGACTTAAACATTTATAGATCAGGAATTGATACCGATTTTGCAGTATTTTCATATTATGAACCAGATGTATCTGCAACAAGATGGGACGGAAGAAGTGTCAATGCATGGTTCTTCCATAACTTCTCACAGAATGTTTGGGATCTAGATGAATGCTTTACATCTGGAACAACTTTTATTAGTCCTGGTTCACAAGGTGGTGTAAATCCATACATTCGTATCCAAACACAAGTTGGTGGAACTCACCGTGTAGGTTATGATGATAATCCTTCAAGACGTTCTGGTGAATTTGGTTATTCATCTCTTGATAATGGTTATGATTTTAATAATTTTATTACTACTGATTACTATTCTGAGATAGTTCCAGCAAGATCTTCTGCTACCATCAATCCTGCTGATGAAATGAGAATTTACCATAGATCAACAAATTCTTCATTAAATCAGAAAGATTTGAGTACTGGTTCAGGTGGAACAACAGGACAAGATACCGTAGGTGTTGATTTTAATCCAGTCATTAAAGGAATTCCAATTAGTGGTAAGATGGTTCCTTGTCCATATTATATTCCAGACGATTTTGTGTTGATTGATTTCTTCTATGCTTCCAATGACGAATTCATCGACCAGGGAGATACAATTACAATTAGTGGTAGTGAAGTATACACAATAATTGTTGCATCATATTATCAAGGATCAGGAACAACAGGTATTGCATTCTGTGCGAGGACAACCTAATGGCAGACTATTCTTTTTCACATATAACCACACCATCACGAAGTATGTTCGATACTGTTACCAGATTTACAACTGGTAGCACTATTCGATCGGGAGATAGTCCTTTTTATATTACTACAACTAATGGTGGTATCCAATTAAGAGCATTTGATGTCACACATACATCTGGCACAATAAATGTCTTTAATAGTAGTCAAGATAGACCACCAAATGGTCAGATGTATCCTAGATTTAATAAATAACTAAAAATAAAAACCAATGGCAATATCCACACATACAGTATCTATTGCTGGAACATGGACAAAAGCAGATCTCATCAATCAGTGGGAAGATGCTTTTGAGTGGTTAGAATGGCATGGTGATACAAAAACTGGATTAATTATTGGAATCTCTACATTTACTGGTGGAGATTATAGAGAGGGAACTAGTGATGCTGATCATTATGATGTTTTTGCAAAATCAACATCTGGAATTGGAACTGGTGCATCATTCTCTGTTGATTTAAGTAATGGTGGTATTAACCATGTTCGTGTTAATCGTCCTGGATACGGATACACTGGTGGAGAAGAAATTACAATTGATGGGGCAGATATTGATAGAACTTCTGGTGTAGGAGATATTAGTTTTAAGGTTGCAATTGCATCAACTATTACCAATGCAGTTTCATATGCAATAACTGCCACTGATTATTTTGTACTTTCTGGAACTGATAGAAATGGTGTAGTATCTGGAAAAGCAACCTCTATTACAATTAAAGAAGGTGATACTCTAAAGTTTGATAATAATATGAGTAACAGTAGTTATCGTTTAAATATTGTTTGGAATTGTGATGAACAATCTGGTACAAGTGTTGGAAGTACAAATAGGGTATTTAATGTTTATGGACAAAATGCAATTTATAATACTGGAGAAATGTTCTGGACTCCAGTTTCTGGGCAAGCAGGAACATATTTGGTGAGAGATGATAATGGTAATGAGGGTATAAGTGGTGTAGGTACAATTACAGTATTGCCCGCAAGTCCTTCAGATGTCACTGCACTTGGATATGGTAGCACAACTACATTCTATGCAAAAAATACCACCAATGCATATCCATATGGTGTATTAAGACATGTAATTGCAGAAAACAAAAAGTTTGGTGATACTTATCGTGGATTTAGTTTTCGTGATACTACTAATATAGTTTTCAGTGTAGGTTCTGCATTTTCTCCACATAAACCTTGGGATTCCGATCACGGATCTTCTGCCAATGGAGGTTCTCAGTATCCCGAAAGGATGGCAGGAAATTCTTTCTTAGATACTTATCTTCAACCACAAAGTACCCAGGCAAGTTTAACGAATTCTTCTCATTATCAATATACTCAAAATGGATATACTGATGGTACTCGGTTTCAAACTGGTGGAAATACAACAGAGCAATTAGATCTAAACATTTATAGATCCAGTTTAGATCCTAAGTTTGTTGTAATGTCATATAAAGCACCTACAGTATCAAGTACCAAACTTAGAGAAAATACTTTTGATACAATCATCTTCCACAACTTTACAAATGATAATTTGTGGGATAATGATGATCTATTCTTAGGTGGGTATACACAAATTATCCCAAGTGCCGATTATACAAATGATAATTTACCATCGTTAGAATTCCGTACTAGTCTCACTGGTAATCATGACGATGGCAATAATAGATACCCATCTAAGAGAATGGCAGAATTTGGATATGAAGGTATTAAATTGAGTGGCACTGATCCATATTATGTACAACAATATTGTAGTTATTATATTCAACCAACAAATAATTCTGCGGGTGGTAGTACACCAATGACTTTTGATCATGGGAGAGTATATTACAGAAATGCTTCAGATGACCCAGAAAGATCATGGGGTGGTGTTTCTCAACAAGAATCTGGCAATCAATACGATAAAATTGGAGCAGGTGCAGATTTCAATGCTGTAGTCAAAGGTATTCCATTGAACGGAAACCTAATTCCAGTTCCGTATTATATTCCAGATGATTTTGTAATAATTAATTTCCATTATAGTAACCCAAATACAAATATTTCTCAAGGTGATACAATCACCATCAGTGGTAGTGAAGTTTATACTGTAATCACTGGTTCTTATAACCAGGATACACACACTAGAGGTATTCTATTCTGTGCGAGGTCAACCTAATGGCAGACTGGTCTTTTCCATCACTTACTACAGTTAAAGTAGGATTTGTAACAACTACTGTACAGATTGGTAATAATATTATTTCAGTAAATCCTGGAATAAGTTATAAAGATAACACCAACTTTGTCTTTACGAACATAAGTCCACAAGTACCTGGATTCTTGACTGGTCGTAGACTTGGAGTTGGTCAATTATATCCCAGAGGTGTATATAATAAATAGCAGATTATTAAAAACTAAATACTCTTAAGAGATCCACCTAGCTAAAGAAATAGATGACTAGAAATAGTAGAGAATTATCTCAATTTGCATCTTTTGTTGAAATTAGAGATGCTAATCAAAACATAGGATTGTCAACATCTTTGGTGATGTTGGGTGGTGTTGGTATTGGTAGTACGGTCGGTGATTTTTTAGCAGAAAGAGCACTAAGAGATCCTGATGGTGATCCATTAATTAACTTTAATAAATCATTTTTCTTAGATGATGTCTTCATTCGTGGAGACTTCAATCTAGATGGTGGAGAAACTTCTATAACTGGTGCTGGCGCCACATTCCCAGCATTGAATGTAACTGGATTAACAACAACTAAAAATCTAGTTGTCACGGGTGTTACTACGCTTTCCCGTGACACTGGAATGGGAACGGTTTATATTGGTCAACAATCGGTTCCTGTTGCTGGAGCACAGGGAGATGATCCAACAAATAGTAACTCTGATATTGGAATTGGAATTACTGGTCCTGGTGGAACAGTTAATGGTTCTGCGGATGGTCCTGGTATAGCACACGGTTTAGTTGTCATTGATAATGTTGGTGCTGGAGATCCTCAAAAGGATGTAGCACTATATGTTTCAGGTAGGGTTCACTTTAATGGTGGTGATCCACTTATTACTGATCCCGCAAATGGTGGTGAAACTGGGTTAGGAACTGAGTTCGTTGTTGTTCCCGAATCACTCTTCTATGACACCATTACTTGCATGGAAGATATCAATATCGTCCGTGAACCAGGTAATTCAACGAAAGCAAGATTAAGAGTATTTAATGATGAACGTGAGGGTGATTGGGCACAAGCAGGTATTGATACAGAGTCAGCATCTGCTGCAATTTTCACTACTGGTGGTTTTGAAGCAAAGAAATTTGGATCAGTAGGTTGGGGATTAAGAGTTCAAGAATATGTTGATGTTGGTTATGATTTAGGTGGAACTAGTGGATCTGAAGATCATCTCGGTGATGATGTACTCAGTAGATTTTACGGAAATATGAATTTGGAGATGCCAATCCTTTCGATTGGTATGACACCTGCTTCCCATAAGGCATCATATGCTCCATACGGAAAAACTGAGGTTAATACTGATGGTGCAGTATTCTCCCAACTACAACCAAATATTGTTAACACTCCAACTGGTGGTATTGGTAGTGATGGTGCTCGTTGGAATAATGTTTTCAGTAACTTCTTAGATGTTGGTCCTTTAGGAACTGACAGTCAAGCAAATATGGTTAACCTAGACGTTGGTTTGGGTGCAACTATTGGATATCTAAATGTTGCTGGTGTTGGTGGAACCGATGAGAATGAAATTTATCTAGATGTTGGTCCTGGTAAATCAAGACTATCTAATGTGGATAGTTCTGGATTCTTTAATCATCTTGGTGTTGCAACAATCAATGGATTCTTAAACGTCATCAGTGATAGTTACAATAATGCGTATGTTGCTACTGCTTTCCAATCAAATAATGTAGATTTATTCAAGCAAGACGAAACTAATAGTACAAATCCCGAGTTTTTCTATCCAGCAATGGGCAACTCTGGACAGAATCAAACTGATGCTGGTGCTCAACTATTTGTCAACCCAGGATTCTATCTGGATGCATTTGGTACTAGTTTATTCGTACATAATAATCTAAATGTTCTTGGTACATCTATTCTTGCGTCAGAAGAAAATCCAGACCTAAGATTTGACCTAATAAACTATGGTGTTACTGAACTTAATTTTGCAAGTCAGGCAAGATATATTGATATTGGTGAAGCACAAAGTGCTGTTGGTGGTTTTACAACAATTAGAAGTAATAATACAGAACTTGCCAGACTAGTTCTATCACAGAATGAGATTAAAGCAAGTGATCAGCAAGTAAATATCACTCTTGATAGTGCAACATCCACAGCATTTGCTGGTTTTGTTCAAATTGGTGGTACACACATTAAATGTGATTCCAATGTTATTGACATTGCAGACTCATCACAAAGAGCAGATTTATTCAAACAAGCAGAAGATATTATTGTTGGTTCTAATGATGTTGGTATCATCACCATTAGGAATAATGTCACAGAACTTACTGGTTTCTTGAGACTTGGTAAGAATGTTATTCAATCATCTGATGAATTTACCGCAATTCAAATTGGATTGGGTGCAACATATACTGAAGTCACTGGTGATTTGGTTGTTGGTGGAAAAGATATTCAAGATGGTATTGGTATCACAAACATGACCCTAGATGGTGATGTTAAGACTACTTTCTATGGAGACATTGAGGTTCGTGGAAATCAGATTCTAGCATCAGATGGTACAGTCAACATCTTGATGTTTGATGCACAAGAAGCAACGAGTTTTACTGGTAACATAAGAGTTGAAGGCAATAACATTTTAGCAGGTACTGGTGATACAAATATCACTATGGTTGCAAATAATAATACCATATTTGCTGGACCAATTCAAGTCAATGGTAATGCAATTCGTGCAAGTAATGGTCAAGATAACATCGAAATGGATAGTGATGTTAAGACAACCGTTTTAGGTGATTTGCAGGTAGGTACAGGCACAATGCGTGCTGGTGATGCAACAATATGTATTAAAATGATTGGTGGTACTGGTGATGTTGGAATTACAAGTGACTTAACTGCTAATAGTGCATTCTTTAATGGTGATGAAGCAAGACTGAATACATTAGATGTTAACATCAGAGATAATCTACTAACTCTTGGTCTCATTGAAGATCCACTTAATCAAGGTCAACTTATTCCTCCTAATGTATCGGTAGGAAATAGTGGTGATGCTGGTATCGTCATGGCACGTTATGACGTTGGACTTTCAACTCATAAGTATGCTGCTATTTTCTACGATAATTCTCAAGGAAGAATTGCAATCCGCACTGATGTTAATCCAGATCCTGGTACTGGTGAGGTTGGAAGAGATCGTTTTGTTGTTGAGCAAGGACTTCCATCAGAATTGGAAGTACAAAATTTATACATTAATCTAAATAGCACTCTTGGAATCACTACTATCTTTGAAGCACAAGTTTCTGATGATGGTGAATCAGTTGAGGATGTTCTTGCTGTTGTAAATGTTGAGATTGATGCTGGGTTCTTCTAACCCTTGACAAGATGCCCAAATGTTGCTACAATCTCTCTGTTGAGGTTAGAAAAGATATAGCTCTAAGACTTTAATACTTGTCTATATACTGCTACAATATAACTAAGGATTATTTTCATGGACCCATCTGAAATTTCTTTAAGTACTCCATCAAAATCTTTTGAATATGAAAAACTTGCTAGAGATATTGATAAAATTGAAGATATTGAAGAACTGAAAATGACTCTTAAATCTTATGTTAAATTATATTTTAAGCAACAAGAAACAATTAAAATGATCTGATGGAGACAGTTTGAGAACCGTCACAAGCACCTTGACTTTAGGGTCGGGGTGCTTTATAGTATATTCATTGACAGGGACAGCACTTGACCATCACTCTTCGTCCACACCAGCAACGTGCAGTTAATGCTATGTGGGACAACAGCAAAGGTCAGGTCATCGTTCCTACGGGTGGTGGCAAGACTATTTGTATGATTGAAGATGTAATGATCAATCTTGATCTTATCAATCTTGGTCAGACTTATGTTGTTGTAGCACCTCGCATTCTGCTTGCTGAACAACTTTGTAGTGAGTTTCTTGAACTGATTGATACTAAGAATGTTCATGTAATGCACGTTCATAGTGGTGAGACTCAGCATTTCAGCAGCACTAAAGCAGAACAGATTCATATGTTTGCTAATGTTGCTCGGACTTCTGGTGACTCCTGCATTATCTTTACTACCTATCACTCTCTTCATCGTGTGATGGAAGCAGATATTGAGGTCAATACTATCTACTTTGATGAAGCACATAACAGTGTTCAACGTAACTTTTTTCCTCCCACTGAGTTCTTCTCTCACGAAGCAGATCGTTGCTTCTTTTTCACTGCTACTCCTAAGCATTCTATCACGGTAATGAAACCTGGCATGAATGATCCTGAAGTTTATGGTCAGGTTATTTGTCAGGTTCCTGCTCCAGAACTTATCAATGGTGGTTTCATTATTCCTCCTAAAGTTGTTGTTAATCAACTAGATAATGCAGATCTCTATCCTGATGTTCCTCTCAGGGATTCTACACACTTAATCAAGACTATTGATGAGACTGGTGCTGATAAGGCATTGATCTGCTCTAAGTCTACAAAAAACATCATCAATCTAATTGGTCAGTCTGACTTTACTTTCCAACTAGAATTGCGTGGATATTCTTACATGTATATCACAGCAAAAACTGGTGCTATCATCGATGGACGTAAAGTCAACCGTGAGGTGTTCTTTGACACTTTGAGTGCATGGGGTCGTGATGATGACAAAAAGTTTGTTGTGCTCCACCACAGCATCCTCTCAGAAGGTATCAATGTCAGTGGTCTTAATGCTGTAATTTTCATGAGGTCAATGGATTATATTGGCATCAGTCAGACTATCGGTCGTGTGATTCGATTGCATAAAGATGATGCTGCTGGTCTTCGCAATGGCACTATTGTTCCTGGTAAACTTGATCAGTATACCAAATCTTATGGTCTAGTTTGTATCCCTGCCTTCAATAAAGTTGGTATTCAGACTGCACAAAAGATTCAGAATGTTGTTGACATTGTGTTTGAGCAAGGTGATGCTGCTGTTTCTGTAGTTAAGAAGTAATTTATGAAGTATACATACACTAACTCATCAAAGTTAGAACCTACTTACTATAAACAATTCTGCTCTGATGATGGAAATTTTGTTGTAATTCCGATTGCAGGAAAGGGTGTTAAATACACCATTATTGCTCAAGGAAAACCAACGGGAAAAATTTATAGAAAATTTGACACAGCAATGAAAGATGTGTTAAAGTTACAAAAAAAGTACAAAAAGAAATTCAAAAAGTAATTGGTATGTCAAATTTTTCATTATATTGTGATGTTCCAGAAGGGCATAATGAATATCTAATTCCCATGTTTTCTGTCCCACTTCTGCATCTCAAAGTGGAAGAATGGGATGAAAAGAGAAAAAGTCTTCTCGATATGTATTCAAGAAGAAGACAAGAAAGTGATAAATTTAAGATTGCCACAGGTTCTAATTCTTCTCTAGATGTGGAAACTGATTATCACCACAATCATGACACTGGAGAGACTTACGATAGAGAAATAACAGATATTCTCAAATCAGAATTAGAAACTTTTTCAGATACTTTTGAATGTGCTGCTGAAGTATGTACTTCATGGTTTGAAAGAGCAACTAATAGTAAGTTTCATCAGGTCCATAATCATGGATCTATGGGATTTAGTGCTGTATTATTCATTCAGTTTAGTCCTGAGTATCATACTCCCACAGTATTTTTGAATCCAAACCTGGCAGATAATGAGGTTTGTAATTGCGTACCACCAGGAATTAGGGAAGGTTCACTTATATTTTTCCCTTCTTATGTTCTTCATTATACTGCACCGAATGAGAGTGAGAAGGATAGAATCGTCCTCTCATTTAATATAAATGTAGAATACGAGAGTTTTTCTTTCGCAGATGAAGACGATAGTGATGGTGAATACTTCACAAAAGATGTCTAAATCATTTATTCTTCGCAATTTTTTATTCAAAGATGATGTAAAAGCACTCAATCAATGGACTCTAGATAATTGTCATCTAGATTTTTTTGAAGATGCCTGCATGGATCCAGATAATCATGGAACACGATTCACAACTCGATTCCCTAATGAAGAGATAGCACCTAATTTAAACTATCCAAAGTCTGCACATACTGTACGGCAAAGAATAATCAATTATTTTCATCTAGAAGGTTACAAAAGTCCACCATCCTACAGTCATGGAATTGTAAATGGCATTGGATATGATGGTGGCAGAATAGAGAATCATATTGACCCTACATATTATCCAAATACTAAAACAGTTCACTTTAATGCTATTACTCAACAAGCACATAAGGGTGGACATACGATCATTGGTGGTGTAGAATATACAGATATAAATTCTACAGATCTTTTGATATATCAAGTCTCTGAGATTCACCATGAAGTAACACCAACACAAGGTGATACTGCCAGAATACTATGGGTTTTTGGATTTTGTTTAGATGATGAAAAAGTACAGGAGATATTCTTATGAAAGATTTTGCCAACGATGAATCATTATTTGAAACTAATGATTTTTCTAATATGAATATCATTGAGTTTTGTGATGGTGATAAGGTTTCCAATTTTTATTGGATGGATAATTTTTATAAAAGACCATACGATGTCTATGAATATCTTTTATCTGTTGAACCACCATTATGGAAAATGGGAGAAGATTGGGAACTTGGCAGAGGTACACTCAACACAAAAAACTTTGAGGATCGTAGACATATGATGAAGCATCCTGGTATGTCTTCACTATACAGTAAGATCTCGGGTATTTGTGACCAAGAATCCGCAGATGTGGATGAAATTGTAACTAATTTTTCAAGATTCTCACGAATTGATGATAACCCATACGAAACTCATTACTGGTGGCCTCACCATGACGGAGGATACAATGGTATATGTTACTTAAGCACGAATGATGAAATTGGAACTAACTTATATAAACCATTGGTAACAGATAATCCAGACTTATTACCTCTAGATGAAAATGATGGTGTTAGAGATGAACATGCAATACCATGGACACCAAAAAACTTATGGGAAACTGTAGTTAGTTTTCGTTCAAAATTCAATAGATTTGCAATGTTTGAAGGATCATATTATTATCACAGTATGAACTTAACTGGTGAACATTATTTTGGTGATCACTATAGTGATGCCGAATACAGAATTAATCAAGTATTTTTTATGATGAATGAAACTGAGGAACAAGATTGACATGCACAGATTCAGAGATGAAATTACTCCAAACGATGATAATTTCTTAGAGATACCTATTAGTGACAAGAATCGTGAAGATCTTTTCATTACACCATTGTATACCTTTACTCTAGACATTGATAACGGACCTCTGATTAGAGAATGTTTAGATTTGCGGGAAAGATTTCCCAATGGAGTAAAAAAATCCAATTTTGGTGAAGGTTGGCAGAGTCAAGTCTATGAATTGCCCACAATCAAAAGAACAACAACTCCTGCTATTCAAAATTTAGCAAGAAATGCTATCGATCTGACAAATGAAATATTGGAAGACTTTGGTGCAACTTATAGAGTAGATGATAATCAAATTGGATGGTGGATGAATATTAACAAGGGAATGGGATATAATGTTCATCACACTCATCCTGGATGTACTGTTATTGGACTTTATTATCCAAAAATTCCTAGTGACCTAAATGAACAGGAAGGTAAACTCACTCTAATCAGAACTGATCCATCAAATCATAATGCTGCGTTTGCTGATGTTGCCAATAATTGTGAATGGGTAATTGAACCTGAGGAAAATGTTTTTTACTTGATGCCATCTACAGTTGCACATTATGTGACACCACACTTTAGTGAAGAGGAGAGAATATCTATTGCATTTAATATTGGATAAATAATACACGTTATCTGTTGTTAGTAATTGGTATAATATGTCTATTCTGCAAACGAGTGGTATTCAATTTGGACTTGATAATACCGTTCTTAATTCTAAATATGGCATTATTCCTCAGAATAGTGTTGCAGTATTTTATCAAGCATCGGCACCTAGTGGATGGTCTCAAGTAACTACTCATAATAATAAAGCACTTAGAGTTGTATCTGGAACTGGTGGTGGGTTCGGTTCTGGTGGATCTAATGGTCCTGGTGGACAACCATTTTCTACTATATTTCCTACATCAACACGTCCAATTAGTGGTACTGTAACTTCTGCTGGTTCAGTAGGAAACACAACATTAACAGTGCAGCAAATTCCTGGACATACTCATAATGCAGGTTCTCAGGTTAATGTAAGTCCTGGATCTCCTAGTGTTGGAGGACGTGCCGTAAATACTTCAGCACCAGCAACATCTCCAACGGGTGGAGGTAACTCACATACTCACCCATTTGTTGGTGCCTCATCACCTTATAGTGGAAGTATTGACCTTAGAGTTAAATATATTGATGTTATCATCTGTCGTTTTAGTTGAGGTATAATATATGTCTATTTTAAGAGCAGACGGGATCCAGTTCGGAAATGGTACTCAATTAAATACGTTTTACGGTATTGTTCCACAATCATCTACGATGCTGTTTTATCAATCAGCAGCACCAACTGGGTGGACTAAAGAAACATCAGCAAACGATCAAGCACTTAGAGTTGTAGATGGAACGGGTGGAGGATCTTCTGGACAGAATAGTTTCAGCACAACATTTGATGATGGTGGTGCTACTTCAGTTGTAACTTCAACCCTATTGGGTAGTATTGGACCAACAACACTAACAACACAACAAATTCCAGCACATACCCATAATACTGGATCAAATCCAAATTCCTATAGATCATCTGGTGGTTCTTCACCATTTAGAACAACTAATAGGCAACCACGTGGATATAATATTAGAGCAACAACTAGAACACAAATTAATAATCGTGTTCAGATTAATTTTAGACAACCTAGACAGGTAAGACAACCTCGTAACTATAGACAACCACGAAGGCAGAGAGTTCCACTCAGAAACAGACAACCAAGAAACTTTAGAGTAAGATATCCTACACGTTCTAGAAGACCATTTAGTTTTAGAGTTCCTGTTCCATTCCGTGTTCCTGTAAGATCACGAAGACCAATATCTCAACGAAATCCTGGTGGAAGATGGAGAAACTCTATTGGTCAATCTTGGAGAGCAGGTGGAAGAAATAATGATAGAACACCAAGAAGAAGATGGGGTCGGAGAAGAAGAAATGATAGGATTCCAAGAAGAGCAGATAGAAGACAACCTAGAGTAAGTTGGTGGAGACAGAGAAGACAGTTTAGAAGACCTGTATCTTTTAGACAGAGAAGATCTTTCCGTCAACCTCGTAACTTTAGACAACCTAGAAATGCAAGACAGAGGAGATCATTTAGGAGGAGGCAACCAAGATCATTCAGAGTGAGGTATTCATTCAGGCAGAGAAGATCTTTCCGAGTGAATATTCCGTTCAGAGTAGCAGTTCCTCAGAGAAATCCTTCATCTTTTAGACAACCAAGAACATATCGTACACCTCAAAGATATCCACAGACTACAAGTGTGAGGGTAACTCAAAGGGTTCTAACTCCTGGTGGTACTATTAGGAAGAATAATACTCAAGGACCAGCAACAAGATCAACTGGTGGTGGTCAATCACATACTCATCCATTTACTGGTAGTGAAGTTACTTTCTCTGCTGCACTATCACCACTTAGAGTTCAATACATTGATGTCATTACTTGCAGTTTAGATTAACATCGTGCTATAATAAATAATACACTGAATCCCTTGTTATGGCAAAACAGACTGGTAAATGGTGTCCACTAATTCGTAAGGATTGTGTAGAACATAAATGTGCATGGTATACGCATATTGCGGGTGTAGATCCTAATACTGGAAATCCAGTAGATCATTGGTCTTGTGCCATTCAATGGATGCCAATGCTAATGATTGAAAATAGTCAGCAACAACGTTCTACAAGTTCTGCTGTTGAGTCTTTCCGTAATGAAATGACTAAAGCACACGAAACTAATCAGAATATGTTGGATGCTGTCGGTAACATGTATCTTGATATGTGTGAAGATCAGGGTGTCAATGTTTCTGAATACATTGAACAGATTGATGGCATAGATAATGAAGAAGAAAACTTACTACCCGAATCCGAAGAGGAGAAAAAATGAAAATTTCTATTATCCCAGAAGATAAAAAAATTATCGTAGATGGTAAAACCGTGGATCTTGAGGATAATGCACCTTGGGATTTTGATGATGAACCCATCCATGCAATTCAGTGGAAGGATGATAGAGGTGAATTGGAATATGAAGATATTATTGGTGAAGAACCAGCACCAAATAAAATTTTTGGTGTAGATGAATTTGATACTATTGTTCAACCATATCTAGATTACTTTAATACATTTTTGGATTCATACGAGAAATCAGAACTTGAGTCTGCATTACAAGAAGAGCAAAATATTGCTGATCAGATTGAAGAATTGAATATTGATAAACTTGAGAAAGAAGCACAACTTGTTATCATCGAAGACCTCAAGAGACAGAATAGAGAACTTCGTGATGAGAGAGAAGATTTGTATGAGGAAAAGAGTAAGTCAGATCAAGCAGCAGTATATGACAAGCAAGTTGCTTTAATTGAACTCGAACGTGAAAAAGCAGCACGTGAATCTGAAAAGGCAGGTTTAGAATCACAGAAAGCAGATGAGTTTTTTGAGAAGAAGTCTTTAGAACTTGCTAAAAAGTATGATGAACTCTTTCATGATTTTGAAAAGGAAAAAGATGCTTTTGTAGAAGAAAGGAAAGAGTATCAAGAATTGCTGCAAATGGAACGTGATAAGATTGAGAGGGAAGATGATCTTTCTATGAAGCAACTTGCTCTCGAAGATAAAGAACGTGAAACAAGAGAGGAAATGATTGCCAAGGTTAGGTTGATCGAAGAAGAACAACTTGACATTGCTAAGGCAGAACTTGAATTGCAGAAACAGGCAGTTGATATTATCCGTTTGGAGAATCTTGAAGTTCAAGAACAAATCAATGCTGCTAGAGATGTAATTAAAGTAAATCTTGAAAAGCAGGAAGATGAGTTTGAGAGGAGAAAGGATCAAGAACTAGAAATTATCATGAGATCTCATGAAGATCTAATGAATAAAATGTCTCAGGAAGAGGCATTTGATGAACTAGATGATGCTGTAGAACGTGAATTTGATAAAGCAGAAGTTGAGTATAAAGAATTTCAAAGAGAAAAACTCAAGCAATCTAATAGCAGTATTCATGCTGCTGGTCAAGAGAAAATCATTAGAGATAGTATTGAACGTGAAGAAATTCAGGGTGGTGCTGACAAATCTATCGAAGATATCCTAACACTTATGGACGGTATTGACCCAGAAGAACTTTATACTGTACTAACTGATGATGAGAGAGGAGAAAATTCTTTCCCTGTAGATAAGGCAGTTAAGTGGTTTGCTGCCCTAAAAGAAGTTCTAGATAAAAATGATTGATATATTGAAATGAATAATGAATTGTTGAAGAACAACTATATCGTTGTTCCTAATTTTATCGATCCAGATCATGCCTCACGATTAGAAAAAGAGTTCTTTGTTACTGATGAAATCTTTGATTTTAGTGGTGATGAACAGGCACCAAACTCATCAGCAGTATATGATTATCTCCCAGCATTAGAACTTCTGGCAAACAAAACTTCGGAAGTTTCTAAACTAATTGGTGAAACTGTTCTCCCAACTTATGTTTATTCTAGAATATATCGAAACGGAAGTATTCTTCATAGACACACTGATCGTCCTGGATGTGAAATATCATTAACATTGCACTTAGGTAGTGATAAACCTTGGGCAATTTGGATTGAAACACCAGAAGGAAAGAATAGATCAGTTAACTTGAATCCTGGTGATGCTATGCTATACTTGGGATGTATTGCTCCACATTGGAGAGATCAATTTGAGGGTGAAGAGTACACTCAATTTTTCTTACATTATGTAAGAAGTCGTGGTATGTGTAGTCCTGCATACTTTGATAAAAACAAATTTAGAGACATTGACACTGAAGACTTATTACGGGAGTACAAACAAATGGGAAAGTTTACTAATGTAAATGAGATGACAATACTTCCAAAGAAGTATAGAGAAAAACAAGAAAGAAACGATGATAATAAGGTTGAATTTATACTAGATTCTAATAACGATACTGATACTTTCTTTGACTTTGACGATGTAGTCATTGCTAATGATAAGTATAAAAAGTTCTTGACTAAAAAAGATACTCCAGAATTGATTAATGAACCTAAGGTAGAGAATAAAGCAAAACCATCGGGCAAATTGTCATCTAAACCTATTGCTGATTTTGTATGGCATGGTCAAGAAGTTGTTGATCCTGAACTATGTGATAAAATCCTAGATGAGTATGCAAATACAAACTATTGGGAAGCAACATTAACTGGAAGTGGTCATGATCCAGATGCACGAAGGTGTGAACAAATTTGTATTTCTGAGCAATCAATCATTGCTGAAGATAATTCTGACACTAGGAAACAGTTAGATGATCAAATGTTTGAGGTTGTTCAAAACTTGATCGGACTTTATCAAGAAGCACATCCAGAGTTTGAACTAGAGATTCAAGAGGATAGTGGTTATGAACTGCTCAAATATGAAGAGGGTGACTTTTATATTGAGCATACAGATTCGTTCAAAGAACAACCTAGAGCATTAACAGTGATTGTGTCAATGAATAATGCATATGAAGGTGGAGAAGTTGCTTTATTCAATCGTGAACTAGTATATAAACTTGATGTTGGTGATGTAATTATGTTCCCATCTAATTTTATGTACCCGCATGAAATTATGCCAGTTACTCAAGGAACAAGATTCTCTATCATTACTTGGGTTGTATGAAACATAATGATTTTATTGGTCATTATGAAAATGTAATGGATGTTGATGCTTGTGATGCTGTAATTTCACTCTTCGATTCCAATTGGCAACATCCTGATGATCCAAATAACAAATTAAGAACTGGTCAGGGAAATACTGAAACTGAAAGAGGTCATTTAAATAGGCACGACTATCAGTGGTATCTGGATCCTAGTCCATCATTTGATCTTATTGTCAGAACTGTAGAGTATTGTTGGGAACAGTATAAACAAACTTTTTGGGTTTCTAATTATGTTCATATCAACTTTGATGAGGTAAAACTTCAAAAGACTTTTCCCAGAGGTGGATTTCATGACTGGCATTGTGAGATTACTGATTTAGGAGCAGTTGACAGATGTGTTGCTTGGATGTTATATTTGAATGACATTCCCGAAGGTGAGGGTGAAACAGAGTTCCTTTGGCAAGGTCGTAGAGTACAACCAAAAGCAGGGACGATGTTAATTTGGCCCGCATTTTACACACATGTTCATCGTGGAAACACTGTATATTCAAAGAGTAAATACATTGCAACAGGTTGGGGAAACTATTTTTGTAATGATAGTCAACTGGAAGATTATTTTGAACATGACGACAATCTAAAACTATTCACAGACAGGAAACGAGACTAATGGCACTATCTGACCAAGTAAAAGTAGAAATAGATTCTGCTCAAACACATCTTCGTGAAGCATTGGCATTTGCTGCAAGAAATGAGAAACCGTTTTTTGTTAAAGCATTGGGTGAAATGATTCATGCTTTAGATACTCTATCATCAGCAGATGATTTTATGGATACTATGCAGGAATTGTTGGAAAAGAATGATGAATTACCAGATTAAAACTGAACCTTTCTCTCATGTTATCATTGAAGAAACATTTGATGAAGAACAATATGATATGATTTGGAGAGAACTTGATTTTCTTTTGAATAAGTTCAAGGATCCTGAAGGATACATGGCAGCAAAAGATGATGATGGAAACTATCTAACAACAGCAAAAGGTTTATCATTAGATGCAGTGTATAATAATGAATATAGAAATATTTCTGACATCTTAACTATTTGTCAGAAGATTTTTTTCAATGATGATAAGTTTTTTGATGATTTAGTGGAAAAGGATGATTATTGGACGACATATAAAAGGTCTAGTGAAGATTGGACTAAAATCAGAAGATATTTTCCTGGAGATGGATATGACCCACACGCAGATACTTGGGTGAATGTGTTAGTAACCACAACACTTTGTCATAAGGAAGATGAGGGAGGAAATTTATATTTCCCAAGATATGATTATGAAATTCAAACGAGTAATAATAAGACTGTAATTTTTCCTGGTTGGGTTGAACATTCTGTCACAGATGTGTTGGAGAATGACAGATATGCTATCACAAAGTTTATACACTGTGCCAGTAAGTGAACTGTCCACTAGGTCTTGACTTTGCCTGTGAGATACCGTATATTGTATATGTTCTGAAGAAACCAGATGACCACCACACCAGTGAACAAGGAATTTTCTGATTTTTGTGCTCAACAGGATGCACGTAACACCATTCAACTGAATATCACTAAGTTTTGCCTCATTTTATGTGATTCACTGACTCAAACTGCTCCAAAAAATGGTAACAACATAGGTTTCTATCTTGACTCCATGGGTCGTAAGTATCATAAGATCTTCATGACTAAAAATGGTAAGCAGGACTCAATTCATGCCTTCATTGATAAGAAGACTGGTGAAATGTATAAACCAGCATCAATCAAGGCACCTGCAAAAGGTGTACGTTTCAATCTATTAGTCATGCAAGAACGTGAGTTTGTGTTAGATAGTTGCGAATGGACTGGTGGTTATCTTTATCGCAACGCATATTATCAAGGTGCTTAAATGAAAACTCCAGATAAGGTTAAGAAAGATTACGAAACGTGGTTTACGGACACATTCTGTGAATTATGTGAGTATGATGATGGTGCAGAGGTTTTTGAACACTGCATCAATCATGCTATCGCAGATCTTTCTTCATGGCATCTCAGAGAATTACAAGTTCTGAGTAAAATGCACTCTGTCACAGAAAAAACTTTTTCTCAACAAAACAATGCACCTGATTGACTCTCTCGAAACAAAAACTGACTGGGGAAAGATCTTCGGTATTGTAGATTCTCTCTACAGTGACAAAGGATTCACCTCCAATGCTGATAACTTTGCGCGAGCAACTGCTGTAGAGAAAGGAATTTCAAAGTTTTCAGATCTTAAACGTGTTGATCAAACTGGTTATGATTTTCTCTTCGGTGATGAGAAAGTAGAACTGAAGATGGGTAAGAATTTATTCTATAAACGTAAAGATGTCAATGCTACAAAGAAGTTCAAAGTCAAATCTTTCCTGAGTGAGACTAAAACTGTAGAAGATTTCAAGCAAATAAAAACATTTGACTACATGATGGTGATGGATCTTACAGCACGTCGTGTGGTGATTGTTGAAGATGAGAAAGCAAGATCACTCTATCAGGATGGTGCTGACGGTGCCATGATTGAACTGAAGTTGGGTGACTATTATGAGTGTGATTTGGGTGAGTATGATGTTACTCAACCACCATCATATCTGTCTGATGCTATCAACAAAGCAATCGAGGGTTATCTTGACTTCTAAGGAAAAACTTGTATTCATAAGTTCATTCTTCATCATGATGAATTGGGGAACACGATTAACTTATTCTCTGCTGAGTGGTTTTTGAGTGTGCCAGTTGGTTGAAGTGTCCACCATTGCCCCCATTGGCACCAAAATCGTGTATTATTAAAGAGTGAAAGAAACAACCATGCAAAACAAGCACCAAGAGCATCCCGAAGATACCATTCTGACTGGTGATCTGTCTGCCATTGATCTACTCTACAATTTCACACATGCAAGTGTGAAGATGGATGGTATTGCTATTGTTTGGGGCAAAGATCCTGCCACTGGTACATTTTTCGTTGGCAACAAAGCAGTTTTCAACAAGAAAAAGATCCGTATTGCACACTCTTCTGAAGAGATTGACTTCTTTTATGATGGTGAGATGGCAGAGATTCTTCATCTTGCTTATCAATTTCTTCCTCGCACTGATAGAATCTTTCAGGGTGACTTTCTTGGTTGGGGTGCTGAACGTATCTTCACTCAGAATACTATCTCTTACGAATTTCCTGAGTATGTGACACAAAAGTTTATTGTTGCACCTCATACAGAATACTTTGCAGAGGATGATCTTCGCAATGCTGTAGCATCTCCACTTAAAGAACATTTTGTTGACAATCAAAAGGTTAAGTGGGTTCAACCTTGTGTCGATTGGATGCGAGGACCAGAAACACCACAAATTGATGTCAGTGAGGTTAAGTTTCTGGATCAACGTACAGCAGATTGTTGTAAGAAAATCATCAATGCTTTCATTCGAGAACAGAAAGCATTGACGCATGAATTGCTGACGTTGGTGTTTGATTGTCCTAAACTTGCAAGTCTTTATCTCACTGTCATTGAGATGAAAGAGGATCTGATGGATAGTTTCAAGATCACAAACTGCCCCAAGTCTTTCATTGGGTCTCTGCAAATCAAGCAGGAAGGTTTCACTATTGCCGATGAAGATGGGACAGTGATTAAACTTGTGGATCGTGAGATTTTTTCGATGTTCAACTTTAACATGCCAAAACGGTGGGAGACACCTGGACGATGAAACAAGTGGCACACAGACCCTTGTAGATGCCTCTCAGTCGTGTATTATTAAAGAGTCAAAGGAAAGCAACCATGATCCTCTCACAAGCATCAAATCTTCAAACCCGTCAACGTGTCTGGATTGGTCGTAAATCTGATTCAGGTCCACAAATTGGATATGGTGATCAACCAACACAACTCGAAACTGAATGGATTGCTGGTGTTTATGCTGAGAAGTATGAAGCAGAGGCAAAAGCAAAGATCCCATGTTTTGAGTGATTCACTTACATACTAAATTACAATGTGTTATCCTTCTATGTCAACTATGGACCCCAATTTAAGGACTTATTCTGAGCAACGTCGTGAACGTCTGAATGTTGCTATCTTTGACTATCTTTCAGACGAAGAAACAGGAATGGAAGAACTATTTGATGATATTATTGCAGAAGTTCGTGATAGTCATGAATACTTTGCAAGATATGAGAGAAAGTGTTCAGATCTTCTTGATAAATTGCATGGTCTTCGAGTGGCAGATGATGCAGATTGGGAAGATTTTTGGAACGGAGATCATTCGGATGAAGAAGTCCAGTCGGATGATTGCTGATGGAAAATCTCTTCAAACTTGCAACTGAGGTCGCAGAATCATCACCTTCAAGGAAAAAGGTTGGTGCTATTCTACTTAAAAAGAATCGTGTTCTTGTTTGTGCAACTAATAATGAGAAGAAAACTCATCCAATTCAAGCACATTGGGCACGAAAAGTAGGACGACCACAAAAAATTTATCTTCATGCAGAATTATCTGCTCTAGTTAAATCTAAAGAAGATGGAGATAAAATCATTGTTGCACGTTTGGGAGGTCACAAACAAAATGAACTTAGAATGGCAAAACCTTGTCCTATTTGTGAAGCATACCTGAGAGAATGTGGCATCAAAGATGTCTATTACTCTGTGACAAATAACAAATGGTCTTATGAACATTGGGAGGACTAATTGATGGCAACTTGGAAAGCAGATCTATTTGTCAACTCAAGAGTTGGTCAAATTTCAACAACAGTTGAGGCAGCATCTTTTCGTGGTGCAGAAGAACAAATCTATGCAAGGCATGGTGATGTTCAACAAATCTGCAATTTGAGAGAAGTATCAGGTGGAGGTTCTTCACTCTCAGACATAGGAGATATGGGTGGTTGGTTTGTACTTGGTTGCATAGTATTTGCCACATGGTTGATGATGGAGTTCTGGTGGATTATTGTACCTATCGGAGCAATTTGTGCTTTAGGGTGGATTGCGGACAAAACTAAACACTGGTGGGATAAGTAAATTGATTTTTTCATAGTTCTGTTGTTGGGGATGACCTGATGCCCATTTCAGATTAAAATATGGAAAAATCAGTTTATATCATCGTGAGATCCCTTGCCCTGACTGGTGGACAGTTGGTTGAAGTGTCCACTATCGGTTGATCTGGGTCAGTTTTCGTGTATTATTAAAGAGTCAAAGGAATTCAACCCATGCGAGACTTCATCTGTGCTTACTTTGGCAGAGGTTCTGATGGCAAAGACTGGACGATCACTGCGAGAGGTTTCGAGAACACTCAAGAGGCAGAAAAGCATGGTCTCTATATGATGCCAATGCCAGGATGTTTCGGGTTTGCTGTTATCGCAGAAAACGATCTTCAAGAGGGTTGGCAACTACGACTCGAAAGGTCTATGTTATCACCAAACAACAAAGTTGTTCAGGACGATCTCAACAACTACAAAATTGTTTCCTACTGATGTTATTCACCTCAGGCAAATCTCAACACACTCACCTCACACAAAGTGTGTTTGAGTTCTTTACAACCAAATATCAGATTGATAGTGACGTTGAGGTTTATCACACTGACCTAAGTGATGATAATGCCTTTGGATTCACTGAGGTTAATGGTGATGAGCAATTTGTTCAGATTCACAATGATCTGAATGAAAAGGATTACATCACCACATTGCTGCACGAATTAGTTCACGTTGTTCAGAACGAAAGTGGACAATTTGATGATGAAGAGAGAGAAAATGAAGCATATTCTTTAGAATCTATTCTTTTCAACCAATTCACTAACTAAACATGTTTAAAACCACTTTGGACCTTTTCACATTCAACCAGAGCAATGATCATGATGAAATGATTGATGCTATGGCAGAGACTTACTTCAAAGCAATGACAACTTGTGCAGCAGATAACCGCAATTTTGATGCAATTGCTTGCTATCAGGAGTGGGTTGTTGATGG